GCGCAAGAACATGCGCAGTCCCGCCGCGAGACCCTGCTCTTTCACGTATTGATCCGCCGCCAGTTCCTGTTCGCGCACGCGCGCGAAAACCCATTCCGGGCGGAAGATCAACTGCAGCGTCAGCAGCCACCAGAGCCGGCGCAACGGGTCGTGACGAATCAGGTGCGCGCGCTCGTGCGCGATCACTGCATCCTTCTCGATCGCTGTCAGTGATCGAAAGAAGATGCCGGTCTGGATGGTTCCCCACGGCGTGCACCGGGCCACGAAGCGTTTCATCGCGGCCCCGCCATCGGCGATGCAATCTGGTCCGGATGGATCATGCCGGCCGGCCCCTGCGGTCGAGGCTGGCCGGGCTGTGCGCCGGCGCGCGGCGTTCCTGCAACACCCGGCCCCGCGCCGCCCGGCACGCCGGGTTGCCCCTGCGGCTGCTTCGGTGCCTGTTGCGCCTGTAGCTTCGCCTGCATGGCTTGCTGATGCTGCTGAACGTGCGCGCGGAACAGGCCCTGCGGATCGCCAGTGAGCTGCGCCGCCTGCAGGTGCGCGGCGATGTGCGCGCGGTCGTCGTCGGCCTGATGGATCTCAGCCGGCAGGCCGTTGTGCATCATCAGGTTCTCGTCCTGCGGATCGAGGTGGAACAGGTTCCGCTCGTCGATCAGGATGCGCGGCGCGACCTCGGGCCCGAAGATCTGCTCGGTGCCGTATTCGAGGATTGGCCCGATGTTCAGGCGCCGGCCGTCGAGTTGTTGCGGCGGGATTCCGCGCAAGACGTTCATCCACGAAATCATCTGCTGCATGCGCTGCAGGTTCTGTTGATACGACGTGCCGCACCAGCGGAAGAAGTAGCGCTCGCCGAACGCCTGCGGCGGGATCGTCTGCAGGTTGGCGCGCGCGCCGATCTCGCCGAGCACTTCGACGGTCAACTCCTCCGTGCGGAACTGTCGGTCGAGTTCGAACATCCATTCAACGAGCGGATTGAGGATGACTTCCTCGTACCGCTTCGCGTTGTCGATGATGTTCGATTCCTGCGCCTGCGCCTGCGCGGCCATCTGCGCCTGGTTCTTCCGGCCGGCGGGCATCTTCCCGAGCATGGCGTCGTTGACGTCCATCGACTCGTTGATTTCCTGCTTGATGCCCTGGCAGAGCATCATCGCGTCCTTGTAGAGGGCCGGGAAGTTTGCGAATTTTGTCTTGCTCGGGTCCGTCAGCCACACCGCGGCGAGGCCCACCACCATCGACTGGTAGTTCGGGCTCGACAGCGGGTCGACCATGGTGATCGGCAGCAGGCTGTACTGCGCCGAGTCCTGTCCCATGTTCCAGTAGTCGTTCAGGTTCCACTGGAGGAACTTGACCGGTTCAATTTTCGAGATCCCGAAGAACGAACCCGTGATGCGCTCGATCGGCGCCGAGATGATTGGCCGTTTGCCCGACCAGAACGGGTTGCGGATGATTCCCAGGATCACATCCTGCCCGGCGAAGTACACGAAGCACGGCTCTTTGCCGTTGCCGAGATCCAGGTTCGTGTGGACCTCGTAGATCAGCGCATACTTGAACGTGCCTTCCGTGCGGATGCCGGCGTCGCCGGTGCGCTTCTTCGGCGGAACATATTTCTCGCGGCCGCCGTCCGGCTTTGCGAGGTTGTCGATCAGTTCCTTCGCCTCGACGCCGACGAAGACGCCCTCGTCGACGAACCGCTCCACCGCATCGATCGTCAGGCGCAGCCGGATCGCGGTCGCGGTGGCCTTCTCGATGTCGTTGCAGGTCGGCGGATAGACGGCCAAGTCCTCCGTGGCGAACTGAACGATGTCCGGCCCTTCGGTCGTGACATCTTTCGATTCCTTTTCCCAGTCCCAGTCGTCGTCGTCCGCGGTGACGTCTTCGACCTCCCCGCCCAGTTCATGGTCTTCGAGAATCGGCGGCTTCTTGATCAGCTCGGTGATCCGGCGCTGCGTGCGCGACCAGTCGACGTAGAGGTTCCATTGCCCCGTCACGTCGCCTGCGATCAGGTCCGCGCGTACGACATCCTTGATCGCGGCCGAGCGGATGTAATGCTCGAGCAGGCTGATCTGCGCGAAGGGAATGTTGCCGTCCGGGCCGGTCGCGCCGACGTGCTTGTGATTCACGGGGAAGAGTTGCGCCAGCGTGCGCTTCACGCGCGCGTTGACGGCGTTGCGCACGGCCGGGATGTAGCACTGGGAGTTGCCGGAGTACTGCTGATTCTCGTCCGGCTGGGCATTGTAGATAGACCAGTACTCCTCGCAGCGGTCCATCTGCTCCTGCTTGTTCTGGTAGCACTTCGCGATCTTCGGATACAGCTTCGCCGCTTCGGTATAGGCGTCGGAATCGGGCTGGTCGGCCCAGTTCTCGATCTCTTCGCCCGTCTTCTCAGCGTCAAGCGCCCGCGCGTCCAGTGTTTCGACCGCGGGCTTGTCGTCCTGCTTTTTCGGCTTCTTCGGGCGGGCCATGGAGGGATCAGCCGATCACCTTGCCGCGGAGCTTGCGCTCGAGCGACGTGCCGGTGCCGCGATCACGCGGCGTGCGCTTCGGTCGATCATCGACGTTCGGCTTCTTCGACGACTTCTCGGCAAAGAAGTCGCCGACCGGACGCGACTCGGAGCGCGTACCCTGGAATTCGCGGCGCTTCTTCACGATCACAGACCCGGCTTGTGCAGCTTTTCGCGCATCGGGCCACCCGACATGCGCTCTCCGACCTTCTCGGCGCGGCCGTACGCGCCGCCCTGCTGCTTGCCCTTGTAGAAATCCGACGGGCGCTGCGACGGCGCCTTGGGCGTGATTTTGCGATCGACTGCCATGTTCATCTCCGCGGCAAAGTGGTCAGATAGCTCACACCCTGCGGGTTCACGCCCATGTTCACGCCTTCCGGCAGGACGTCCGCTTGCTGCGAGCAGATCACGTACACGGCCGCTTCGAGTCCCTCGACGAGGGTACGGTGCGGACCAGTCTCGGGGAGCGTATTCCGGTTTCCCGCGCGGTCGACGGGATAGTTGTAGCCCCCGGCCATCGCGTTGAGGGTGTGCTTCGCGCCTTCGTGGTCGACCTGGAACAGACGCCGAGCCTTCGCCTCGGTACGGATGAGCGGAGAAAGCGCACCCCGCGCGACGTTCACGTATGCTCCGCGCATCGGGTACATGTTCGCGGCGCGAAGGGCTGCCACGATCGGCATGCGGTCGGCCTGGTCGAGCACGTCGGCCGGCAACCACGTCGTCACGCGTGCGCGTGGAAACGCGGCGCGCACGAGCTGCGTGATATCGGATACAGCTTCCTTGGGAAGTACTGGCGAGATCCAGTCAGCCACCACGACGATACGCTGGCCCTCGATGCAAATCAGAGCCGCGGTTGTCTCCGTGCCGTTCGAATTGAACGCCAGGGCAAGGGGATGCTGCTGACTCGGCTGATACTCGGACACGATGTTCCACTGGCCGAAGTCCTCGTACACCGGAGAACCTGAGAAAACGCGCTGGAAGTACGCGAGCGCGTTCAGGATGTCTCGTTTTCCGCTGGGGAAGTTCAGGATCTCGGCAACAAGCTTCGGGTGCTGGCCTTGCCCGCCGACCAGCACGATGTCTCCGGCCTCGAAGAACGGCTGCATGCCCATGATGAACTGCACCTTGTCCCGATCCTGGGGCGCAGTGAGCGGGCGAAGCGCGAGCGTTACGCCGCGGCGTAGCATCTCCGCGCGCATCGGCTGCAGCAGCCATTCGTCGAGCGAGTTCTTCTCGATCGCGACCGCGGCATTGCCATACCGACCCGACGTCGTGAATGCGTCGGCGATCACCTCGTCCGGCTTCCAGAACTCGCCCGAGCTCGCGTGCACGAAGATTTTCGTGCCCAAGCGGCTCAACACCACACGCCCGGTCCGGTCGCTCTTCTTCACGTCTGTCGTGCGTGCCGGATCCATGATCACGACCTTCGGCAACCACGGCGCCGGGTCGACCGCGCACTCCCGGATCTGCTCGCTCTCGAACGGCTTGTCCTGCGAGCCGATCGCCATGAGCATGTACTCCTGCATGAAGCCCCGGAGTTGCCCGGCCCGCTCCATCTCGTCGCGCTTCCGACGGACCCAGTCCATCGGATAGCGCTCCGGCCACATCGCCTGCGTCTCAGGATCATCGATGTCGCCGTTGCAGATCGGATAGCGCCGGCTCGTCCAGTCCGGGTTCTCGCGAAGCCGGGTGACCATGCAATCCTCGGCCAGCGGCGTGCCAGTGACCCGGATCTTGCCCTTGACCTTGTCCATCGCCGGGATCAGCTCGAGGTAGAGCTTCCTCATCGACGCGTCGACCGCCGCCTTGTCCTTGACCCGCTCCTTGTTCTCGATGTCGTCGAGGTACGCCCGATCGGGGCGAATGTCGCGCCACTTGAAGCCGCGGAACTCCTCTTCCCAGCCGTGAGCCTCGAGCAGGACGCCGTTCGAAAGCTCCATCTGGTGCTCGTTCCAGACCCGTCCCGACTCTTTCAGCCGGCCGAAGAGGCCCTGCAGCTTCGTGTTTCGGGTCGCCTCGAACTTGATCGCCTCGAGACGCTGGCAGGCCTTCGTGTACGTTTCGCCGATGATCAGGCAGTACCCGAAGTTGCCGAAGCACGCCTCGATCAACAAGTGCTCTTCCGACAGCGTCGATTTCGCGCCCTCCCGGAATGCCTCGATCAGCACCCACTCGTCCGCACAACGCCATAGGTCCATGACCTCGACGTGGAACGCCGGGGATGCCTGCGGATGCCGATGCGGAAACAGCATCGCGGAACCAAGCGCCCGATCGTCCGAGATCGCCTTCAGCAACGCTCCATTGGTCAGGGCCATGACTTTCCTCCTCGCGGAGGATCATCAATGTTTTTCCCGCGTGCGGATTGGAGAGGCGGTCTGCGAAATTTCGTCACCCCCGTCCGGAGGCCCTTGGGTGGTCCCAGAGTTAGGATTTTGTAATATTTAGATGAGAATCGATAACATTTGATGCTGATAATACCCCGTTTCGACTGATAGCGTCCATTATGTCAAATTGATGTGCAGCGCACCAACTCAATATAATCAACGGCTTACGAGATTCGTCAGGTCGAGCATCGGCCCGATCACGGCTATCGCGCTGCAACATGAAAGGTATTTAATTTGACGGAAAGGTAATTGAATGGATTGAGCGGAGGCAGAAAACGGGTGTTTTTGAGGCGCGCAGGACACCCTCTTCCGCCACCTCTCTCTGCATTTGTCTCTTTTCCCCTCTCTGCACTCTCTGCATCGTCGAGCCTTTCCACGCGCGTACGTACGCGCACGCGAGGGATTGTCTGCGGTCAATTCGTTGAAGTTCGAAACCTGCTACCGTCTTGCGTGGCGATCAGATGGTCGCCGACACACACGGAGGCCATAAAAATGAGTGCGGAGTACGAGAAGCTGAAGGCTCAGGTCGAGGCTCTTCAATCAGCGATTCTGGTCCTTGGCAAGGAGAATCCGGGGATTCAGCAGAAGCTAAGAACGCTCTTCCATCGCGAATACAACGAGGCCAAGCGGCAGGCAGACCGGGACGATACGATCGACATGAGCAACGTTCGCATGTATCCCCGCGAACCGAGGAACCGGGAGGCTGAGCAGGCTAAGGTCGAGGTGTACCTGCATCTGGCGCGAGTGCTAGGTGCTGAGATCTAATCCTCGGCGTCCCCGATCAAGTCTCACCGGGGGTAACGCCGTTAAGATGGGTAGAGACAGGAGGTTCACATGCTCTACGCCATCTTGACGCCGGAAGACGAAGCACCGATCGGCTACTTCGATTCGTCCGCTGCACCGACAGTCGAAGAGTTGGCTGACTACTGCGCGGAGTTCGCTGGATTCGCGAATCGCGATGACTGGATGGAAGCGACCGGCGTCGACGCAATCGCGTACGCGCCGGTCCACTAGATCGGACCGATCAGATCAGCTTCTCGGTCCTCGTCGCGCTGACTTCGACCTGCCAGGCGGTAGCCACGGTCAACGTGTCCACGGTGCCGAATTGCATTGCGGCCTGTTCAGTTGCCGTCACCGCGACGTCGATGCCCGGGGGCACCCTAGCCAAGCAGTCATTGAGATTGTTCACCAGAACCGTGACGTCCGAAATCCAGCTCTTCAACTTCGCTTGCTCGTCCGCGTCGTTGCTCATATGGTCTCCGTTTTGCGATTACCCGCACTATCGCGAGCCGAAGCACACTACTACAACGTGCTGACCGCCCGCAACGGGCGCAACCTCCCACCCGCTTTTTTTAGAAGCGTTGCTAGGTCGCGGCGGGTATATCCGGCTTGGTCGACCTGCTGCGCCTTGGTGCGTTCAGCCATTCCGGTCGGTCCTGGCGGTGCATCTCCGCCATTCAGCCACGTTTATCGAGCTGGCGCGACACCAGTTGTTCGGGCCTGGGCTAATGGGCCCCCGTCGGACGTTTCTTCTACCCCGCGCTGCCTATTTGCGGCATCCGCTTCGTTGGCGATCTGGCAGACGCGACACACCCATCTCCGGCCTTTCGCTTCCCGCAACATGGCGACGATGTCCAGTCGCCATAGACGCTTGCATTGCGGGCAGATAGAGGATTCGAGGCGCATTCCAGAAAAAGACGCCCGGACGTGCCGGGCAAATCACCGTAGTGAAGGAGACGCGATCACCTTAGTCCGGTTTCCCGCGCTGAACGATGCCGCACATGATCTGATGGAGCTCGGTCGCCGTGAGCTCG